TTAAAATTGAGCATGCATGTCGAGAGTGCGGCAGCATCAGCAAGATGACCACCGACACCAGCAGCTACGAGTGGCACTCCCTGCGCTGCGAGGAGTGCAGCCACGTTTCGGGCCAGGTAAAGATCGAATACCTGTATCGAGCAGAAGACCGACCTCGCCACGAACGAGAGCGCCGCTAGACCACTGCGCCGGTCGTCGCGCACACTTGCGGCGACCGGCGCTGACCCCACACAACCCATCCAGGCACGTACCCCACGACTATACCATTTCCAAGACTCGTAAAGTCACTGCTTCCCAAGCAGAGGGCCGTGGGTTCAAATCCCATCTCCCGCTCCACCCCTTCGCACCTTGCGGTTTTCAGATCATGGGTGCGAAAATACATGGGACGGACCGGCGGTTAACCGTCGGCCTCGGGATTGGCTAGTCACCTCCAGAGCCACTTCCGCCGGTCCACCCCACCCACTTTTCGGCCACAAACCTATTGACACACACCGACGCCCGCGAGTATGGTACTTTCGACTAGCCAATTTCTCGCGAGGTACGACGTGGACAAACCAAACAGACCCCGCCGTGGACGAAACACGCCCACGAACAGCGGACAACAGCGCCCCGAAAACCCCCCAGACCCCCCGTTGCTTGCTTGCTTGTCTGATTGCTTGACTGCTTGCGTGCTTGGTGATGATGATGATGACTCACTGTTATGCGCGCGGGATGAAATTTCGCACATTGAGCAAAAACAGCATCTAGCCAACGTCACCGAATACTTCCGCGCCATCTGGTCATACCATCGACCAGACCGCCGCCTGCGAAACCTGACCAAGACATACGGCCTGGCCGCCGCCGCTCTCATCTGGCATCGCGCCGCCCAGGAGCTTGAGGACATCCGCGAAAACGAGGCATGGGACGACGCCCGCATCGACGCGCGTTTCAACAGCCGAGGAGCTTTCGCCAACTCCACCGTCTCTGAAGTTGAGCGAGACCACTTGGCACAGATCGACGAAGACGCGCTCGAACGCCGCAAAAGGTTTCGCGTAGTCGGCGATGAGCAACATGGCTAGCAGGAGGTATTCAAATGCTAGCCAAAGCTGCTGTCCAACTGTTTCTATCGGAGTGCGAGGCGCGCGCGCTCCGCCCAAAGACCATCGAGGCCTACTCGTGGGCCTTACGTGTGCTTTCCACCTGCCCCGGCGACGTGCCAGCGAGCCGCAGTGCGCTCCTGACGATTTCCGCGACGCCGGGGTTATCGCCAACATCACGATTCGACCGCTGGCGTGTGCTGCGAACCTTCTACCGCTGGTTCGAGAAGCACCACAATGGCCCGACATGGCCCGAGCCGCCGCGACCCAGGACACCCAACGTCTTCCCGCGCGCCCTCACCATCGATGAGGCGCAGCGCCTACTCTACTACGCACCCAACCGAAGAGACCGCGCCCTGGTCACCGTCGCACTGGACACCGGCCTGCGAGTCGGCGAGATAGCATCGATGCTCTGGCCCAACATCACGGGCGACGGCGTACGCGTCACCGGGAAGACCGGCGCACGCACTGTGCCAATGTCCCAGACAGCACGCGCCGCGATTATCGGCCTAGGAGACACCCGCGCCGTATGGACATCGGAGCGCACAGGCCAGCCCCTGACAACCAACGGAGTCAGCCAGGCAGTACGACGCGCCATGTACCGAGCACGAATCCTGCCGCCCAAAGCAGGCCCCCACACGCTCCGACATACGTTCGGCGCCCTCTACGTGATGGCCGGAGGAGACGTGTTCAGCCTCCAGCGAATACTCGGACACGCCTCAGTCGAGACATCCATGATTTATGTGAGGATGAACACCGGCCAGCTCGCCGAGCTTCATTCGCGATTCACACCACTACTGAAAATCGTTAAGGAGCAAGAAAGTGCAGCAGATAGATATGTTCCCCGACACGCCTGACAACCAGGCCAAGGCCCTCTCCACCTGCAAGGCGTGCGGCGTCCCCATCCAGTGGATCGAGACCGCCAGCGGCTCCCGCATGCCCGCCGAGACCACCGAGTTGACGATTATCACCGCGACCGGCAGACTCGCTAAAGGATTCACGCCCCACTGGATATCGTGCCCCGGAGCCAATCAGTTCAGGAGGTAGACTATGGCGCTCGATGAAAACCGATGGACCATTCGAAAGCTGCAACTTAACCGCAAGGATGCAACCGACGTGAAGACCGTCACGCTGGTGCTGGAGTGCATGCTGAGTCTGGCTGACTACCACGCGCTCATCAGCGCCCACTGGAACGCCCACCCGCTCATCACCCAGGAGGTGCAGCGGGCGCTGCCGTTCGAGACCCAGGAGCCGACACCAACCCCAATGCCCATGTTCAGGAGGCAGACATGACCGCACCGTCGTACCAGGACCTAACGAACTTCGACCCCATCCTGAACGAGTGGCTGACCCAGGCGGCCGGCGAGGAATTTATCACGGCGCTGCTGGACCAGCCACAGCTCGCAGCCATCGGAGCCTGGATGCTGGCCCACGCGCGAAACAGACTCTCCAAGGACGACTTCGACACGGAGGGAGCGTTCCTGCGCGGGCTGCTGACAGGATTCGCGGTGTGCCTGCGGATGTGGGCGCAGCGCCAGCAGTGCGAGGACGAGCCAGCGAAGCTGCTGAGGTCATGACATGACCAGAGCGCAGCGCACACACAAGACCGAACCAGAGCGCATCATCGCCAAGCGACTGATCACCGAAAAGCTGTTCCAAGCGCGAAGAGTGCTGAGAGGCACCGAGCCACTAGTCAAAGAGACGCTGCCACAGAACTTAAAGAGACGAATGACAACCATGCTGATGGGCATCGACAACATGATTTACGACGTGGAAAACTGGCCCGCCAGCAACGAGGAGCGCGACAGAGCCAAGCTCGACGAAGCCGCCAGGAACGCGCTACGTAATCGGACACTTGACAAGAACAACTGATCTGTCCATTATCTGAAACATGCCAGAACTGCATCGCGCAGACATGACTCTGCAACCAGCCAGCGACTCAGGCGAGCGTTTCACATTCCTCGTCAACTCCGGCAATATCATGCGCTCCAAGCGCCGCCTGAGTCTCACCGGCTGGCAGCTCGACGCCTACCACGCCAACCCAGTGGTGCTGCTCAATCACGCCATCATGGAACCGCCCATCGGCTCCGCCCGCGCCTGGACTGACAGCAACGGACTCCAGGCCGAGGTCACCTTCGCCGACACGCCCCGCGCCCAGGAGATCGCCCAGCTGGTGCGCACCGGCTTCATACGCAGCGCGTCCGCCGGTTGGCTCACCCCGCCCGACCAGATGGCCCTCATCCGCGAGAACGGGAAGGTCACCGGCATCCAGTACAACCGCCAGGAGCTGGTCGAGATCTCCATCGTCACAGTCCCCGACGACGCGGGCGCACTGCTCGCCGCAAGCTTCGAGACTATGAACGTCATCGAGGAGCTTCGCGCGTACGTCGCCCTCGCCATAGACGCAATCAACAACTGAGGAGTCCCACCCAATGGTTAGCAGTCTCGAACGCGCAGCCCTGGACGAACTCAAGGCCGAACTCGCAGGCATCAACACTGCGGTCGCAACGAAGATAGCCGCAGGCATCGCCCCCGTAGAGGAGGAGATCGCCCGCATGTCAGCCGGTCTCATGGCTCAGGAAAAGCGGCTTCGCGACGTGCGCCGAGCCAACCTGGTCACAGACCCAGCCCGCAAGGGCATCGTGCAGGATGGCCGGTACACCGGCATGGACTCGCTGGACCTGCTCATGATGCAGTCCGCCGCGCGATCCGAACTACAGAGAGACGGCATCGAACCCAGACAGCGCGCCCACGTCGAGCAGTGGCTGGAGCACCTCAAGGCCGCCCTCGACTCCGTGACGGTAGGCGCAGGCGACGAGCTGGTGCCAACCAACGAGTCCAGCGAGCTTTGGATGGACGTAAACCTCCTGTCCGCCATCGCGCCCCTGTTCCGTCAATTCGACATGCCCACCAACCCCTGGGACTTGCCGACGCAGCTTGGCGATGTGAATTTCTACCCAGGAGTCGCCAACATCGCAGGAACACCAACCGACCCCACCACCGCCAAGGCCACGCTCACCGCCTTCGAGGAAGTCGGCGTGTTGTCGCTCGCCTACGACCTGGACGAGGACAGCGCCATCGCCATTCAGCCCGCGCTGCGTGAGGGACTGACCCGCAACATGGCCGAGATCGTTGACGACATCCTGCTCAACGCCGACACCACAGCCGCCAACGGGATCAACAGCGACGGCGCGACGATCACGACCGGCGACGCTGGCAAGGGCCAATGGCTGCACGGGTTCGACGGACTCCGACACCTGCCGCTGATCGACAACACCAACCAGGCCAACGACCACAACGCCGCGGTCAGCGATGACATGTTCAACGAGATCAGATCGAAGCTCGGAAAGTACGGAGTACGACCATCCGAGCAGGCCTTCATCACCGACGTGAACACCTTCATCCGCAGCCAGTCAGTGACCACGCTGCGCACACTGGACGTGCTTGGCCCCGCCGCCACGATCCTCACCGGACAGCTGGGCAGCGTCGAAGGAATCCCGATCATCGTCAGCGAGAAGATGAAGCTGACCGCGAGCGATGGAAAGGTGACAGACGGCACAGCTGGCACGGTGGGAAGTCTGCTGATCGTGAACCGCTCACAGTGGTACACCGGCTTCCAGCGGCATCAGATGATCGAAGTCGAGCGCGACATAATCAAGCGCCAGCACACCATGGTCGCTTCGTTCCGGCTCGCCATGACCCAGCGGGCAGCGTCCCGCGCCACCGCGACGCACACCGCCTTGCAGTACAACATCACAGGCGTCGCCTAACCAACAACCGATCTCCCAGCGGGCGGGCCTTCCCACCCATTCCCCCCGCCCGATCGCAGCGCGGTGCGATGAGCAAGCCGGCCGGTCCGCGCAACCGACCGGCGCCAACAACCGAAGGAGTCTCACATGCCCGAGCGTTACGTTGAAGCTGGCGACCCCACCGCGATAATCGTCGACGCGGCTATCCCGCCAAAGTCCACACAGTACAAGGTCAACTTCCCAGTCGTGCTGCGCGTCAGCCTGGACGCGCTCAAGTCACAGAACGACATCGTCAGCGTCGAGAACCCCTTCGGCCACACCACCTTCATCATCGACGCCATAATCGACGTGAAGGTCATCGGAACCGACGCCTCCGCCGTGGTAGACGTGGACATCACCACAAGCGACAGCGCAACCGGCGATGACATCTTCGACGGCATCGACATCACCGCACTGACCAAGGTCTCCATGAGCGAGGCCGGAGCAGGAACCAACGCCGAACACACCGGCCAGAAGTGGGACAAGGTCGGCGGCACCAACGCATTCGTCAACGCCAAGCTGCTTGCTGCCAACGGCACTGCCTTCGAGGGAGACCTGTACCTGGTCTGCGTTCCCTGCAACGACTAGGAGAGATCGATGGCAGGCGGCACGATAAAGCGCTCGTTCATCACGCCCAGGCCGGGAAGGCGATCCGACATCTGCGACATCAACCAGGCGGCGGGATGGCGGCGCGTCGAAGACCCGTACCCCAGCGGCCACATGAACCCGCCGTTTCACCCGAGATGCCGATGCTGGCAGGAGGTTAACTGATGGCAGCTTCCGAGACGCCCTGGTCAATCAGCGCCGAGAAGACCGTCACCGCCGCCGAGACTGCGGAGGCGCTGGTGTCCGCCACACAGAAGGTCTACTCTGTCACAATAATCGCCAAGGCCGCCAACACAGGACAGGTCTACATCGGCGGATCCGACGTGGCAAGCACAACCAACGACGGCCTCGACTCCGGCGACAGCATCACGTTCAGCGTCGACCCGCGAAGCCCGGCCATGGACCTGGCCGACTTCTTCATCGATGTCGACACGTCCGGCGAGGGAGTCGACTTCTACGCGGTGAAGGCATGACCGCCCAGGCGCTCTGGACGCCCACACGCGGCCCCAAGACCATCATGGTCAGCCAGCGCGCCGGAACGCAGACCGTCAACAACTCCGAGACGCTGGTAGCTCACACGGAGCTACTCTTTCCGGTCGGCGCAGACGAGCAATGGGGCATGAATTTCTACCTGCGCAAGCTGTCCACAGTCGCCACCATCAAGTTCCAGTTCTCTATACCCAGCGGCGGCACATTTCGCTACGTCCGCACCAACACCGCCCCGGGCAACGAGACCGACCACGAGACCAACGACACCATCAGCTCAGACGCCGCCATCGAGTCAGCGTCATACATAGGACTTTACGTCGGCGGAGGAACCGCAGGCACCATCAACCTGACTTTCGCGCAGAACGCAGCCGATCTCAGCAACACCAGCGTCGTAGTCGGCTCGTACATCCTTGCCACCAAACTGAAGTGAGGACCCCATGACCACCGAGCCAGACGAGATCAAGGTCGTCTACTTCACCGAAGCCGAACGCGAAGCCGCCCTCACCCTGCACCAGGCGGAC